AATCATGTCTCTTGTTGATGACATTTTTTCTTCTATTCCCGCCCCACTGATTGATCAGTTTGGGATTGATGCAACATATATTAAGGCGTCTCAAAATCAAACTTACAACCCAGAGACGGGCAAAGTCAGCGGAGCAACGACAGAAATTGCAATGAAAGTCGTTGTTTCTGAGCTGAAAAATAAAGAGCGTGAAAGCATTGGAAATGGCTCGTATGTGAAAATTATTTTTTCCGCTTCCGCCCTGTTTACTTACTATCCTCGCACGACAGATTCTATTCGCTACTCAGAAGGCGCAGTTTCTCGTACTGCAAAAATCGTTGAAGTCGTTCCGTATCGGGGCGACAATCCTATTATGCACTCAGTTGTTGCGAGGCTGAATTGATATGGCAAGGTTTAGAGGTGGTGGGCAAGAAAAAAGTATCGCAAAGCAATTGATGAAAGACATAAATAAAGCAATTGCTTCATCTATACAGCAATCTGCTGTAACTATAACAAATGGACTTGTTGAGGCTGGCCCTGCATGGACAGGTGAATTTGCAGCATCTTGGGATGCTGTTCCAGCTGGAGAGGCGGGTCGTCCACCACGCGAAGCCAACGGTCGCCTCTATTCTTATACACGCAGAAATTTTCCTGCATCTCGCTTTGAAAAAGCTATAGAAAAAGGCAAGTTAGAGTTTGAAATTGTCAATACATCACCACATGCTGCTCAAGCAATTGACGAGTCAAGGGATATTTTCAAAAGGCCAGAATCGGATCCAATCAAAGATCCAGTTCTTGGTGACAATCGAGATAATCCAAGTCTTCGCTATGAAATTGGCAGACCATTTTCTGGAGAACTTGCTGATGCCCCGGCTGCGCGAACTGCTGAACCAGATTGGTTTTATACCTATGTGCAAGGTGGGGCGCTTCAGGTGAATCTTGGCCGTGGAGTAGAGCTAGGATTTAAATACAATTACGCTGGCTAGCAAATGAACTACCAATCAATTCGCGCAAAACTCGAAGGCCCGCTTCTTACAGCGTACAATGACGAGTCACCTTCAATTCCAGTATATTTTGACAATGTAACTGCCGTTCCACCCGACCCGCCGAAAGAGTACGTGCGTGTCAATATCACCTTTGGGCTGACAACACAATCTTCGCTCACGCAATCTCTTGATTATGCGCGTGGGGCGATTATTGTTCGTTGTTTTGCGCCAAAAAGCACTGTGCCAGCGCGTTGTCAAGAGATGATTCAGCTTGCAAAGCAAGTGATTGATGCAATCAATATCACGCCAAAGTCAGCCACTGCTACCTATGTTCGAGTTGGTCCGATTACGGGGCCTAGTTTTTTTGCGCCTGATGACTCTCCGCACTTTATCGGGCGCATTGATGCGGGCTGGCAAGCTACTGCGAAGTGATCGCTACGCTGGGAATAATCCGGCCGTGCCGGTTCTCCATCGGCCTTAAGGAGGCATCATGACTATCACTGTTCTCTCCGGTACTTCTGGGGCGCTTTATTACAAGCCCGCCGGCACTCTTGGCAACTTCCGTCCTGCAAACGTCACCACCGCTACTGGCGAAATGGTGGTTGACACCTATCTGAATCTGAAAGTTGGCGATCCTGTCAAATTCAGTGTTGTGAATACTCAGACTGGTGGCAGCGGCACCGGTACGCTTCCAGCTGGTATCACTGCTGGCACGACCTATTACGTGATCCTTTACACACCTGCCACTGGCGTTCTGAAGGTCTCCGCAACTCTTGGTGGCACCTCTGTGACCCTGACCACCACGGGTACTGCAGCGGCACCTAACGCCTTCCAGGTGGAGTATAACGACTATGCACCAGTTGGCACCGTACGCGACTGGAGCTTTGAGATCAGCCGCAGCGAAATTGATGTGACCACTATTGGTCAAACGCCCGGTCAGTACGCTCCTTTCCGCAATTACATCGTTGGTTTTGCGGATGGCAATGGCTCGGCGAACATCTACTTCACTGATGAAGATGCAGCCCTGAGCAATCGCATGATTGAAGACGTGCTGCAACGCAAGCAGGCTGGTTGCGCTTTCCGGCTTTACATGGATCGCGTTGTGAGTGCTGGCGTGGTTGATGAAACCAAGTCTCGTTCTATCTCGATGGATGCCGTTCTGACCAGTGCTTCGATGAACGTGAATCCCGATGACGCTCAAAGCGTTGCCGTGAACTTCCGTCCTGCTGCCTCTGTTGCGTTCGACTTCCTGCAGAGCTGAGCGCTTACATAGTCAACTGCCCCGCTTCGGCGGGGCTTTTCTTTTGTCATTAACTTTTTCGCCATGCCTACTTCAGTCACTCACGGCACACTTGCTGATGGTTCGCTTGAAGAAATCAATGCTACACCTGAAGGACGCTTAGAGGTTGATGCAGATTTTTCTGGACTGCAATCAGACGCCTTTGATCGTCTTCGCGTATCTTTTCCATTTACGCTTTTTGATTCCTCGCATCGCTTCTCAGATAACGGATTTTGGGCGACATCTACAACCTCCAGTGGAACGGCAACTTTTAACTCAAATCAGGGGCTTGTTGATCTTGCGGTAACAGCTGCTTCGGGCTCTGAGGTTTTGCGTGAAACAAAACGAGTATTTGCTTATCAGCCTGGTAAGTCTCTGTTCGTAATGTCAACTTTTGTCTTTGCTGCCGCGAAGACGAATTTGCGACAGCGAGTTGGATACTTTGGAGTTGACAACGGACTTTATGTTGAGCTTGATGGGACAACGCTTAATCTTGTTCTTCGCTCGCGTGTTTCTGGTTCAGTCGTAAATACTGTTGTTCCTCAGTCTGCCTGGAATCAAGACACACTTATCGGATCTGGCAAATCTGGAAAAACACTTGATCTAACAAAAGTTCAGTTTTTCTGGATGGATTTTGAATGGTTAGGAGCAGGAAGCGTTCGCGCTGGATTCTTAATTGATGGCAAATTTATCCATTGTCACTCCTTCCATCACGCCAATATTATTACGTCTACTTACATGACGACGGCCTGCTTGCCGTTGCGATACGAAATTACAAATACCGGCGCAACTTCTGGGGCGAGCACGCTGAAGCAGATCTGCTCTACCGTTCTCTCCGAGGGTGGCTATGAACTTCGGGGCGTTTCAGAAAGCATTGGTACGCCAATCAATTCCGCCTATGCACTAGCAACAGCTGGAACGTATTATCCACTCATTTCAATTCGCCTTAAGTCAACACGACTTGATGCAGTTGTCGTTCCCACTGCTGGTTCTATTCTTGGCACTGGCAATGGGCTAAATTATTGTTGGCGCGTTTATGAAGGTGCAACAATTACGGGTGGGACGTGGACGAGTGCTGGCACTGACTCATCCGTTGAGTACAATACAACTGGAACTGCAATTTCTAGTGGTCGAGTTGCAGCGCGTGGTTATTTTTCTGCGTCGAATCAATCCACGCAATCTGCAAATATTGTAAAACAAATGCTATTTTCCCTTCAGCTACAGCGTAATTCATTTACGCCAGACGCTGAAACTATTACACTCGCCCTTTCGTCTGATACGGCAACAACTACAGCATTTGCTAGCTTTGACTGGAGCGAGATTACACGCTGACGATTCTTGGTCAGCTCATTGTTCTTTTGCCATTCGTGGTTTAGAGTTTGGGCTGACCATCTTCTTTTTATGGCCGCCACTCAAGTCCCCTCCGCTACTGGTCCCATGCGTGCGATTGATCTTCTTCGCAAGGCCGCAAACTTTGAACCAATTCGCCAGGAAATCACACTGACTGACGGTTCTGAGTTTGTGTTTTATGTGAAGCCGCTGAACGCTGCTGAGCGCGAAAAGGCTCAAAAGGATGGGGGCGATAGCAATGGCTTTGGGATGCAGCTTCTTGTGCAAAAAGCACTCGACGAGAATGGCGAGCGTCTTTTCAAGAATGGTGACATCCCTGCTCTTAAGCGTGAAATCTTCGACGAAGATCTGCAGAAACTGATTCTTGCAGTTCTTCGCCCGCATGGCGACAAGGATGACGAGGCAGACATGAAAAGCGCTGAAGAGTGAGTTTGAGAAAGATACTAGGCTTCAGTTCCAACTTTCGCTCGCAGAGACGCTGCATTGCACTTTATACGAACTGAAGTCTCGTATCACAGACGAAGAGATGATGCTCTGGTCGCTTCATTTCGAGCGAAAGAATGAACTCCATCAAAAAGAGATGGAGAAAATCAAGCGCGATTCCCGTCGTCGCTAGCCCTCAAGCCGCCTCTCGGGGCGGCTTTTCTGCTGCTGGCTAGACTGCGACTACTTCAGGTCGATCAAAGTGGCTAGCTACGACGCAGAAATCAATCTAATTGTTAGCGGTTTTAGGCAGATTCGTGAATTAGAAGATCGGCTGAATGGCATACAAAATACGATTGAAGAAATAAATGATTTAGGCGCCAATGCGGTAATGGGGCGTGTTACAGATATGAATAGCTACTCAAGAGTCTTAAAGTATCTTGAGTCAAGCAAAGCTGCTATGGCTGGTCAGGTTGCAGAGCAGCAAAGGGTAAATGCAACTACCCGCCAACAACTGTTACTTTATTCTCAGCTAAATCAGGAGCAAAGCCGTTTTCGCAGGAGAAGTTCAGCTTTTACTGAAGAATCTCGCGGTGTTCGTGAAACAAATTCACGAGTAATTGAGCTAACAACTCAGCTCCGATCCGCGCAGCGAGCATTTAGTCAGCTTTTTGCTGAAGCGGATATTCAGGGTGTTCGCACAATTAACTCGGAAATCAGTTCCCTGCTTGAGGAGTTACGCGAAATAAACCGAGTAGCAACTGGCGTCAAGAATGTTGGGGCAAATACCGGGCAGCTTCAGGCTCAAGCAGATAGATGGCAAATGGAGGTCAGGGCGCTTCGACAGAGGGCGTCGCTTTTGTCTGAAAACGAAGAAATACTTGCACGTTTGCTTACGGCAGAAAGAAATTTGATTGAGCTTAGAAATGCTGATATGACATTTAGGGAGGATGCGAATGTTCGCCTAGGAAGACAGGAGCTAGCGAATGCAGCCTTTTTGATCAAAACAGAAGAAGATCTTGCTAACAGAAGAAGAAGAGACGCTAGCGACTACGAAAGACAACTTCAAAAGCAAACGCAAGCAATACAGCAACAAGCGAAGCAGTTTGGCTCATTGCTGAAAGAGGCGGGAAAGGCATCGTCCGCCATTTTCAATGCTGTCACTTTTGACAGGGGACCACAAATTGCAAAAGGCGCAAAAAATGCAGCAATTAGAGGAGGCGTTGGGCTAGGAGCGCTTGGCCTAGGTAGTGCATACATGGCAACTCAGCAAGCGCTTGGGAACATTGACCTTGGAGCGCTTAGTGGTCCGGTCGGAGCAGCAGCAAAAACTGTTGGTAGTGCAATCAATAGTGCGCTTGGCGGTGTTCCGGCAATTATCGGTGAGATGTTATCGGCCCTTGGCCATATTCCGAGTTCTCTTGGGCTTGCCTCTGTAGCAGCGCTTGCATTTGCACCCGCAATGAAAACAGCAGCAGATGCAGTATTTTTGGCTGGCAAGAAATTCGGAGAAACAAAGTTTGGAGAAAATATTAAGCTGACACTTGACAGACAAACAAATATATTTGAATCTATTATCAATAAGGCTTCAGAGATGAATATCGCACTTGATGCGTCTAAATCTGGACTTGATGCTATCGGCACTGCAGTTAAGACCCTACCTGCTTTGCCTGCAGCTGGACAGACGGCATTTCGCGGTGAATTCAGAAAAGGGAGAAGTGGCGCTTTTATTGGTGGTGGCGCAAGGGATATTCTTGCAAATCCAGATTATTTAATTGGCGCTACAGGCGTAATGGCACAGCGAACTAAAGATGCAGCTGAAACATCGCTTCGCTTTGCCGAGGGGTTAGGGCAGGCAGCCGGCGAAGCAAAGACTGTTGCTGATTATCTTGCAGAAGCAGTTAAAATTCAAAAAATAACTGAAACTCCAGCGAAAAGATTTGTTCGGCAAACAATAGAACTTGGTCGCGCAAAACTTGAAAACCAAAGAAGCGCTGAAATCGTAAGAGAACGCTCGACGATGCTTCTTGGTGGCAGTTATTCACTATCGCAGGTTCCCGCTCGCGGAGAATTATTTCCAGGCGGAAGAACGGAAACGGCTCAGCCGGCATACAGGGAAATGCTTAATAATGCCGCAAGGGTAAGTCAGTTACAACAGGAAATACTGGATCAGATGTCTAAGCAACAAGGCTTCGCGGCAACTATTGGACAACTAGAAAGAAGAACAATAAATGATAAAGGCCGTTCGCTATCAATTCAAGAGCAAGAGAATACTGAGCTTGAGAAATCTATACAAATTATACGCGAAAGAAATAAAGAGCTTCGTCAGCGCCCAATTGCGCAAATGACGCCAGAAGAAAGGGTTTCACAGGGGATTCTCGATCCCGGATCCCTTCGCGCACAACGTCGTCGTCGTGTTGAGATCGGGAGACTCGATCCCTTGGAGCGGTTTTATGCCGGATTCCAGCCCAGGAAACAGGCTGCTCGATCTGCAAGGGCTACATCTGAGGGCCTGATTGGTGGCGCCTTCCCGCTGCTCTTCGGGCAAGGGGTTGGGGCATCTGTTGGCGGCGGCCTTGGTGGCGCTCTGGGTGGCTTTGCTGGGGGCGGCCTGGGCTTTGGCTTGTCGCTGATTGGCACGGCAGTAGGTCAAGCAATTGATACTTTCATCAGTAACATAAAAGCGCTCGGCCAAAGCTTAAAAGACCCAACTGCCTCTCTTGAGGCAATGAAAACAGCTGGACTGGCTGTTAGTGATTCACTTGAATACAACGTAAAGAAACTGCAGGATGCGGGCAAAGCCTATGAGGCGCAAGGCCTTGTTTTCGCTGAGCTCAAAAAACAGCTTGGGCCAGATGCGGTCAAACAGGTTCAGGCTTTAACCGCAGAGCAAAAGCAGCTAGATCAGGAGTGGCAGCAACTGACCTCTACTCTTACCTCGAAGCTCTTGCCAATAGCGACCGGCTTTATAGCTGTTGTCAATGACATCGCCAGTGCAATGAAAGTCGTTGCATCAATAAAGCTTCCACCCTGGGTGCAAGAAACGATTGACATTGGCATTCCTGGGATGAAATCCGTAAAAAATATTGCTGGCGTGCTTGCGGCTAGAGGCAAGAGTGAGGCAGCTAAGCAATCAGGTGCCCCAGGATTGACGCAAGAAGGGATTGTTGCTCAAGGGTCGGCTGCCGGAGCTACAGATGAGCTAAGGGCGCAAGTTCAGCTCGCAAGCCAGCAGCTTACTCTTGCCGGCATGACAGCAGAAAAAGATGGCGCAAGATACGCAAGCCTTGCAAAGGCAGTAGCAATTCAGGAATATGAGAACAAGTTGCTTGAAATTAAAAATAGCTGGATTGGCCAGGTTTTTGACAAAGAGAAATATTTACTGCAGATACGCGCTGCGCAACTTGAGCGCTCTATGAAAATTAAAAATATAAATCTTGAGATGATAAATGCACAGGCAAAGCAAGGTGAGGACGCAGAGAATAAGCGCATAGAAGCCCTTAAGACCATTAACTCGCTCTACGTTGAATTAAATAATTTATCCTTAGAAAAGCAGGACCTTGAAAACGAAATAACCGGATTTCTAGATGGAGAAACGGCCAAGCTAGAAAGACAGTTAAAACTTATGGATGACACCCTTAAATACAAAGAAGCAAATTTATTATTTGAGGCACAGACTGCACTTCAGGGTGCAAAAACAGCAGAGGAACAAAGGCTGTTGAATGAAATATACTCTAAACGCATGAATATACTTCAAAGGCAAGAATCACTTGAAGCCGAAAGAGTGCGCAGAAGGCTCAAGGAAGTAGAACTCGAAAAACAGCTTGCTGTTTACGCACGAGCCGATGAAACAGCCAGTCTTCGTCGCTCGCTTCGAGAGCAGCAAGCAAAAACCGCAATTGGCATATCTTCATTTTTCGCCATGCCAGGCGAAACAGATGCTGCAAATTTAGCTCTTGAACAAAGGACGCGAAGAGCTGAAGGTGAGCTTGAAATAATGGGTAAAATACGGGATATTACTGCAGAGATAAATTCTGGCTCCCTCAACAAGGAGGCACTTGCGACAAAACAACTTGACTTGCAAGCGCAACAGCAAAAACTTGGTGCTCTTTACGAGGAGCTGACCGTTCTTGAGCAGCTTGAAAATCAACAGCTTAAGTTACAAAAGTTTTTTGCTAGCTATGGTCAGCTGATTACTGGAATTAGCGATCAAATTGCCAATAGCGTTACGTTTGGAATTTCAGAAATAACCGCTGGCACCAAGACTGCTCAGCAGGTATTCGCGGATTTTCTAAATGGCGTTGCAAATATACTGATGCAAGCGGCTCAGCAAATGATTGCTACTTACATATCAATTGGCATTGCGAAGATGTTTGCGGGGATGGGATCTCCCATGAATTTCTCGCAAGCGCCCAGCGTCGACACTTTTGGCGCTATGAATCTTCCTGGCCTGGAGGGTGCTGGCGCTC